CACGTAGAGCTCTAAGGGGCGTTGTTGATCTTGATTAGACTTGCTTAGACTCCGATGCTACGGAGTCATGTTCTCGGCAGTGGTGATCGCCAGCGTCCAGGCGTTACCCGACGTCGGGTCGAGCGTTCCCTGGTAGGCGATCTTGGACACGAGGAGGTCACCCTGCGAAGACAGGTTGGAGGGTTCGTACGTGTCCTTCACCGCTGCCTGCAGATCGAGCTGGAAGATTTCACCTGTGACAGCCTTCGTCGCCTTGACACGAAGAGCCTGCGCGGTCAGCGCCTTGAAGGCATCGTAGTCAGTACGGTCCTGGAAGTCACGGTTCAACGTCATGGTGACAGTGCGCTCCTTGAAGGAAACGAACTGCGCACCTCGGCCAGTGTTCTTCAGACGGTAGTTCGGTGTCGCGTTGTCCGTGGACGTGAAGTCGAACGTGTCCGAGTCGAAGACCTGCGTACCAGTCGGGATCTCAACGTCGTACTCACCCGCACCGAACGGCTGCAGCTGGTTGGTGGTCCACGAAGGCGTCGGCAGGCTTTGCACGGCCTCGTCCGAACCGATGATGCTGTACGTCGCAGTCAGCATGCCATTCGAGATACCGAACTTGACAGTACCCACCACACAGCCAACGTAGCCGAAGACCACACCGTTCCTGACAACGGTGATCGACAGCGTACGGCCTGGAGTTGCAGCGGCCGAAGGCGTGAACGTGTACGAGTACTTACCTGACACAGGACCGCTCTTGACCAGTGTCGCACGAGAGGCCCTGTGGAAGTAGACCATGGCGTCGGTCAAGCCTTCGATGACAACGTCACCTTCGACGTGAACGTCGCCCGGCACACCACCGATGTTGTCAACCGACTGCCTGATCGGACGACGCCACTGAGTCGCCTGCACGTACTTGAGCGACTCACTCGTGATCGGGAAGAACTTCGTCGGAGCCGTGTACGTGCCAGACGCAGTGGCCGTGTTCGAAGTCGGCTGGGCACCCGAAGGAGTAGCAGAACCGGTGTCGAGGAAGGTGACGGTCGCGCCACCAGCAACGGTTGCTAGGAAGAGCTCCGTGCCCGTGCCACCACCAGCAGCCGTACGGTACATCTTGTAGCCAGTTGCACCCGGCACGACTGCCCAGTTGACAGTGTTTGAGTTCGTCGAGCCCGCACCAGTGGTGATGGTCTGCTCGTTGCTGACGAGGGTCTCACCAAATGCATTGGTAGCAGTCAACACGTACTTGTACGTGGACGTCGCAGGCAACGTGCCACCGGTTGTTGAAGTCGTTGCAGCGGCCTGCACCGGCGCAGCGAGCTGCTCGAGCGCCACTCCCAGGAAGCCGCCACCACCAATACCATATCCCACTTCACACCACCTTACTGGTTGTAGTTCGGCTGCATGGGAAGAAGCGTTCGCGACATTGCTTGCACAGTCAAGCGCGCTGCTCTGTACTCGCCTGAACGTTCAGCGATACCGAACTCCGTGCTCACAACCAAACAGTTAATGCAAATGCCACCAAGCGTCGGGTCTGCATGCAGCACAGCTTCCACAGACTCTGCTAGTTGGCCTGCGAGGTGCAAGTTGGTTTGGACGTCCTGAACCAATCCGGCGACGACCATCACGAAGCATTCGAAGCCGTTCTCGATACGTCGAGGCGCTCCGACGAGATTGCGGACCTTGCGCCCGGGGATGACCTCGACTGAAGGAGTGCGAGGGATCTTTCGCTGATCCCCATACCACACGTCCTCAATGCCGAGAGTGCCCTTGTTGGTCTCGATCAACGACTGAATGGTGTTCACATACGTCTCGAGACTGTCAGTAGGATTCGCCATCAGTCACCCCTTGAACCCTGCAGCTTCGACACGCATGTCTATCCACTTGCGGAACTCATCGTCGATCTTTGGCAAGTCCTCGTCCTGGAACATGACAAACGGTCGGGCGGGAATTGGGTGAGCACGGTCGGCACTGGAACCGATGGAAGCGCCTGTCGTGAGTGCCTTCTTCAGCTTCGCATCGATGTCACTCATGACCATCTTCGCAGCAGCGCCAGTACTCAGCTTGCGACCACTCTTAGCAGCCTGCTTGATCTTGGTCTGGATCTGAGCACCAGTAGTACCATAGCCACTCTGGTGAAGCGCGCCATACCAGATACGGTTAGGCAGCTGCTTCAGAATGGCATAATCCTGCGTGATGTCCCACATGCTCAGGAAGCCCATGTTACGCTTCAGAGCGCCTGACCGTACAAGGGTAGTGCTGCCACTACCCTGCCTGCTGCGAATCTCAATCGTAGCTTCGGACAGAGGCTCCCAGTGATCAGGACGACCGCCTGCTTCGAAGTTCTGCTGGAACGAGGGAATCATCACGTTGCGTACGGCATTGGTCAACGGTACTCGCCATGAACGAATGTCGACACCCATCCTGTCCATGTCACGGGCAAGGATGCCAATCGTAGGCGAGAAGTCAAAGGCAAGGATCCCAGAGTCCTTGCGAGGGGCGGTCATCAGAACAACCTCCCCATGGAGAACGATGCGTCACCGAGCGACATGTCATCGAAGGTCGGCTGCTGTGCAGACGAGGCATCGGTCGGATAGAAGGTTGGGGCAGATTCCGTAGACTCAGGCTGTCCAGGCATCGTGATGGAACCGTCCAGCAGACCCTGGATCAGGGACTCAGCCTCGGCTCGCAGAAGAGTTGCATAGACATTCACATGCTCTTGGTCTTCGGAGTACTGCCTGTTGTAGAACCAGGACACGTACAGCATAGACAGAATCTGCTGTACGATGGGTGGCGTAGTCGACGAGTCGAGCCAGGTGCTGGTATCAAACCCTCCAGCGAGCATGCCCAGCACCTGGTTCTCGACCTGAGTAAGCAGGTCCGTATCAAGGTCAGTAATGGGCAGCTTGGTCTTCTCGGACCAAGCCTGCGCCTGATGAACAGTGATACGGGCCATGCTTCACCTCACTTCTCTTCGGTGTTCTCGGTGTGCAGGTCTTCCGGCAGCTCGACCTCGTCGGGCTGCGCGTTCTCTTCCTGCGGCTGCTCGGGAGTACCGTCCGGAAGACCGGGCCCCTCGACACCAGTGGCGACCGTGCGACGCTGGAGAGGCCCACGGGGGGTCTCGCCCGAGTACTCGTCGCCCTCTTCGATGGCGTCGACCGCGAGCAGCCCTTCGATGTCGGTGGCGGTGAAACCGTGCTCGTCGGTCAGCTCGTCGCCGGGCTGCAGCGTGACAACGCGACCATCCTCCAGACCATGCTGCACCTGCGTCTTGGCGTAGTACGCCACGTTTCCTCCTCTCTCAGGCAACCGCATTCTGAATGAGGTAGCCGGTGATCAGCAGATTGCTCTCGACGCCGACCAGCTTGAGGTCGTAGCGCCGACGGACGCGGATGAGATCCGACGCCCGAGGGTCCTCACGCCAGCGGTCGATGACCTGCGACTGCGAGGACCCACCGGTCTTGCCATTGTCCGCGGCACGACCGCCCGAGAAGCCCCAGACGAACTCGTAGCCGAAACCGAGCTGCTTGATGCCAGGACGGTCAGGCACGTAGGCCAGGATGACGTCCTTGCCCCACATGTAGGTCATGTTCGCCGAGCTCACAGACACACCTGCGCCGGCCGTGGAGTAGCCGACACCCGGCACCAGGACGCGAGAGATGCCCAGGACGCTGGAGATGATGTCCGGCGTCAGGATCGCGCGCTCGGAGTACTTGATGCGCTCGATGAAGTCCGGGTGGTCCTCGAGCTGGGTCATCACCTGGTAGGGGATGATCGCCAGGTTCGGGTTCTTGAAGATCTTCGCGTTGATCGCCCGGATGCCGGTCTTGATGTCCGAGATCGGGTTCGACGTCGCGTAGTTGGCACTGTTCCACTGTGCGGTGCCCGACAGCGTGGTGCTCATGCCGGACGCGTAGTTGCCGATCGTGCGCGCCATGTTCATCATGTTCAACTCGCGCGAGAACAGAAGACGGTCGGTCACCAACTCGACCGCGTCCTGATCGGGCTGCAGAGGAATGTCGGCGTTCTGCCGCTCCTCATCCGTGACCGCGATCTGAAGGGCGTGCTCGGACGCGTAGTACGAGTCCGTGCTGACCTTCATGCCGGGGATCTCGTTCGCAATGGTACCCGGCGCGCGGACGTCAGCCGCTTCGACCTTGAAGAACTCGCGGTCGTAGATGTAGTACTTGTTCGACTGCTTCGCCACGGGCACGGCCGGGAAAAGCTCCGGGCCGACGAAGCCCATGTCCATCGGCCAGGCGATGGAAATCTGGGTGAGGACCAGATCGATGTGAACGCTGCCGGACCCCGAAGGGCTGTAAACTGCCACTGACTACACCTCCTTCGGAATCAGCTGGAGACTGCCGCACCGGGCGTCAGCAGCACGTCGATGACCTGACCGGAACCGGACGCACCCGTGAGGGCAATGCCGGCCTGCTTGGTGCCCGCAGCACCCGCCGTGACGAAGTTGCCGCTGGCATCCACGAACACCGGAGTGTAGATGGTGACCGCGCCACCAGTCACACCACGAGTGATGCCCATGACTCGCACGGCCACGGTGGCCTTGCCCGTGGAAACCTTGGTCGCGTCCAGGGTTTCCTGGTACACACCTAGGACACGCGTGGTGGTGCCTGCGGTGGTCACAGTGCCACCGGAAGCGTCCGTCGTGTCCAGCGTGCAGGCAGTGAACTGGTTGACAGTGGCGGAGGCGTTGACCTTGAAGCCCTTGTCCAGCACCATGTTCGGACCCATGACTTACCTCCTTCCTTACTCGCCAGCCAGCAGGGACTGCCGGTAGTTGTTGTACAGCTCGGGCTCGTCCGACGCGACCCTCGTGACAGCATCCGTGTAGGAGAGCTTGTTGGTCTCCATGGCCTTGGCGACAGCGTCACTGAAGGCCTTGACACCGGTGTGCTGGTCCTCGACGCTGATCGCGTTACGGGCGTAGCCACGCTCGCCCAGCTCGACGACGCCCTTGCGCTCCACGAACAGCTTCAGGATCTCGGCGAACTTGTCGCGCGCATCCTTGGGCTGCGTGAGCATGAACGGCTCGGCCAGCTCCTTGACGGCAGGAGAGAGGACGTAGTTGCCCTCGGACAGGCTGTTCAGCTGCCCCTGAACCTCAGCGAGAGTGTTCGCCGTCTCCAGGAGGGCCACCTGCTCGGACAGCTGCTTGAAGAGCGGGTGCTCCATCAGCTGCTTCTCGGACAGGGTCACCGCAGGTGCCCCGCCCTCGCCACCCTGCTTGTCGGACATCTGCGTCTCCTTGTTGTTTCCCTGACCGGGCTCCTGTGTGGTCTCGGCACCCTCGTCGTTCTCGGAAGCCTCGTCCTTGGTGAGCATGCTCACCGCACCCAGAATCTGGTTGTGATCCGCATTGGGATCCAAACCCAACAGGCCAGCCATCTTGCCGAGAGCGTCATCGACGCTGAGAGGCGCGACAGAACTGCTCTGCGGGTCGGCACGCGTGCCAGAAGGCTGCTGCGGAGGCGCCGTGGCCAAAAGCTTGGCCATCTCCTCCGACAGGTTCACCGGCTGGATGTTCTTCAGGAAAGGACGGTTGGTGAGTGCGCCTCCGAACAGAACGTCGGAGTGAGTCGCACCCGAATTGTCCGTCCAGGAGTCCACGTACTCAGGCGAGAAGTACCTGTACTCCTTGTCCTTGATCTTCTTGGCAGCCGCAGGTGTCCAGTTGACATGAAGGTAGAGGCCATCGGGACGAGCTTCAGCCGCCTGCACCCAGCCCGCCGCAATCTTGGTGTCGACCTTGTGATCGTAGTCGATGTCCAAGTCGGTTCCACGAACCTTGCTGTTCACACTGGCTGCGAACTTCTGCACGCGCTCGGGCGTGACGTTGATCTCGCCGTAGGTCGGGTGCTGGTACTTGCCGACAGGGAAGGCCTGAATCCAGCTCGACAGCGAATTGTCATCGAACTGAAGCCCTGCAAGATCGAACAGGTAACTGAAAGTCTGTGTCACTTCGCGTAGCCACCCCCCTTCACCTTCGGTGCACCCGTCTTGGGCATGATCGCGCCGGGCTTCTTGGCACCCACCACCGGCTTGCCCTTGGACGTGGCAGCGGTCGGCTTGACCGCAGGCTTGACGACTGCCTTCTGCCCGCCACGAGCGGGCGTCTTACCGGAGCTGACCCCGGCCTTCTTGGGAGCTGCCATGGCGGGCCCCTTTCCCTTGTCTTAATGATAACATAGTGACCCGAGGGTACACAACTGATTGGTATATACCTGTACTACTTCCCACCACTGCGGTCCACACCCGCGTTACCGCGTGGCACAGACACCACAGGGCCCTTCGCTTGCCTTGGGAGCTGTGCGGGAGAAGGGGCGGGTGCACTAGGGACGTTGGCGCCTGAGGCTCCTCGTGCTTGGTTCGCTGGAGCAGGACGCTGGCCTCCACTACCCTGAGGCGCTGTGGCCTGACCTTCGACAGGTGCACCCTGAGGATTGCCGATCGTGCGAGCCGATGCGGGATCGCGAGGCGGAAGGTCCGTCTCTTCGCGAAGTGCATCCTCAAGCTCGTCATCAGGAGTAAGGGCGCCTGCGCCAACAAGGTTACGAACCGTGAAGGACATAGTACGCCAGTCCTCCTGCTCGCCGATGCGACGTGCACAGAGTTCCGGATAACCATTGGGCACTCTCGGAAAGTTGAAGTCAACCAGCTGCGGAATGCAGTACGAGTTGAACACATCGGAGATGCACTCGGCAACGAATCGAGTCGACCGGAGGAACAACGTATGGTCGTCGTCCTTGCCAGTGTGATGCTCCGCGTCGATGAAGTTGCCGAGAACGTTCATCTCAATCTGGTCGTCGTGGTAATTGATGGAGTCGAGAGCGCTGACTGGCTGCCCTTCGAGCTTGGCGAAGATGATGTCCCAGTTGGGCGGAAGAACAACGTGTGCACGCTCGTTGGTACGCAGATTACGTCCGAGGTTGTTAGCCAGGGCCTGATCAGAAGTCGTAAAGCCCGGAGGAAGCTTGATGATCGGGATGCCGATGCCATGACGCTCCTTCTGGATAGCGTCGATCTTCTCCAGCTGCTGCTTGTAGTACCAAGGCTTGTAGGCCGACCTCAGAAGAGAGAGGCCGGCCATGTCGCCGCCTTCCTTCTCGAACGTGAAGACGGCCAGCTTGTTGATGGGAATGAAAATCTGCGTCAGCACGCTGTAGTTGTACATCTGAACGCCAGCAGGGCCACCCTTAGCGTCAAACTCCCAATACAGCACGTCCAAGGGGTGTCGAGGCGCGAACTTCTGCCAGCAGACCTTTCCAGGCTGCATCGGATGCTTGTTTGTCCAGACCTTCTCGAACATGTAGTACCCGAACTCCAGCTGCAGCAGGACCTCAGTCAGCAGCTGAGGCCAAGAGTTCGTCATGCCCTTGAACAGGTTCCAGGACACGAAGTCCGCGATCTTCTTGTCCTTGGGGCTGGGAGAAGCAGGCTTGATGAACCACCGCGCACTGAGGATAGGGGTCTTCATCAGGCGCAACGTACCGCGCACAGTTGAGTCACTGCGACGCATCTTGTCGTACGTACGAAGACCCTGCGACTCACGGAGGTCAGGGTTGTACTCCTGCCTGAGGAAGCTCAGGTAGGTCGAAGGAGAAGTCGTACCGATCTCGCTGAGGTCGGGTCGGCCAAGAGTGTTGCTACGCTCGGCCATGATAACAACCGACTGGCCATCAGGGTCAACAACACGGTCGACGAACTGGTACTTCTCGAGCGCTTCACCCCACGAAAGAGTGGTCTCGTCCTCAGTAGTGGTCATGGTGTGTACGTCCCAGCCCTTGAGCCCGTGCGCGACCACTTAGGGACGCCAACGGATGCAGTTCCGAAGGTAGTACCAGTATGGACGAGCCTCACAATCGGCGCGGTGTCCGTTGCGAAGCCTGTGAC